TATTTACAAGATCGCAGAATTATAGATGATATCGCCATGCAGATATATGCTAAATAATATCACGGAGATAAATTATGGCACAACTCTATAAAATAACGAATGTAAAAAATAACAGAGCCTATATAGGTATAGTTGTAGCATCTAATAAAGATTACCTCATTCGTTTCGCTGAACATTTGTCTGGAGAAGGTAGTGTTTGGATTAAACGCGAGTTAGATGATAAGACAGCAACCGAATCAGACTTTAAGGTAGAACTGTTAGAAGAACATGATGATGTGAGATACATAGCCGACAGAGAGATTGACCTTATTCAGGAACATCGCACGTTATATCCAAATGGTTACAATGGTAATATTGGCAATTACATTATAAGAAACCAAGAAACTAACACCAAAGCTGGTATCACTCGCAGTCAAAATAGGGCTTTAGGCAAACATAAATCTACTGGTCAACCAGGTAAAGCTATCTACAGATATCCAACTGGTGAAACTGCAAAATTACCTATAGATCATGCTGATGTAACATCTGGGTTGGTAAAACATGTCAATTATAAACCAACTGCATGTCAAAGAATAAGACAGGAACAAATAAATCTTGAGCGACAACGTAACGGGGGATGGACTGATAAAGAATTGGTCGAAAAAGAACGTCGTAGTAAATTATGGAAGCATGTGCATCACACAGATTGGTGGCAGAAAGGTCGTGAAACTTATCGAAACCGCATGTCCAGGGGTGAATACACAGATGCCGAATTGGCAACTTTTGGACGTAGATCAGAAATAGTTGCCAAAGAATGGTCTGATTGGTCAGCTGAAGACCGGTTGGCTAGAACTAAGAATGGTCTTAACATTATGAACAGTATGGTATCCTGCGAACACTGTGGGTTATCTATGAACAAAGGAAATTATCGAAGATGGCACGGATTGAACTGCAAGCAAGTCAAGATATGACAGATGACGAGGATCAATCAGATACCAGCCAATGGATTAAAAAAATATCACGAGATTACTCCATTTATGTGTGCCAAACTCGCGGAATACCAAGTGTGTGCGACGGACTCAAAGATGCACAGCGAAAAGGACTAGATGTAATCAAACCGCTTGGAGACAAGATCAAGACCATATCTCTAGCAGGTCTCATGATAAGTTCTAATAGATACCTACATGGCGATGCTAGTGCTGCTGAAACGCTGAGCCTGATGGCTGCTCCCTACTGCAACAACGTGCCTCTGCTGCAGGGCATTGGTGCTTTTGGTACCAAGGTTGGTCCCACTGACTGGGGCGCAGCACGTTATACCTACCTCAAGCGCAATGCGCAGACAGATGCGCTGGTGTTTACAGACTATGACATCGTGCCGCTTAAAGAAAACTATGACGGATCGGTGCTGGAACCCAAGAACTACCTACCTCTGGTTCCCATGGTGCTGCTGAACGGCATCAGTGGTATCGCAGTGGGTTGGAGCACAGACATACTTCCGCGCACGCTGGATGACATCATTGACGCTACCATCGGTGCCATTGACGGCAAGAAGATCAAGCAGCTGGTACCAAGATACGATTATCTAAACTGCGGTGTGCGCAACATAGCTGGCAACACCTGGGAGTTCACTGGACGCTGCCGGCTGGACGGCAGCACTGTGTGGGTAGAAGAACTGCCTCCCGATCTCAGCCTCGAAAAGTTCAAGGCACGCTTGAACACCATGGAGGAAGAGGACAAGATACAAACCTACATTGATCGCAGCACCAAGGAGATCAAGATCGAGATCCGCTTCAAGCGCGGTGCCATCAAGGACTGGACTGAAGACACGGCCATCGACTACTTCAAGCTGCGCAGCAAGGCCACCGAACGCATCGTGGTGCTAGATTGGAATGGCAACAGCGTTCGCCAGTTCGAGACTGCTGAGCAAGTGGTTGCTGAGTTCGTTGAATGGCGCTTGGGTTGGTACAAGACGCGCTATGAGAAGATGATAGCTGATCTCACCTACCAATTGAACTGGAATCTAGCGATCAAGGCCTGTATCGACGGCAAGCTACCTCAGTTCTTGCCCACCGCCGATGACAAGGCTGCTATCGTTGCCAAGGTCAAGGCGCTGTGTGCAGCTATCACCTTAGACGATGATCAGATAGATCGCATTGCCAGCTTGCCCAGCTATCGTTGGGCCAAAGACACCTATGCTGAAGTGGTAGCAAAGATAGCTGATCTATCCACAACAATCGCTGATCATCAAGCAACTTTGGCTGACCCTGTGAAGCAAAGAGAAATATATAAACGTGAGGTCCAGGCGTTGAAAAAGCTGCCAAAAGTGGACCGATGATCACAGGGGCGTTATATGGAAGATCTGGCTGTCAATCCAAGCATAAGCTTCTATCTTAATACTGCATTTGATTACGAGATACGCAACAGGCTAGACATAGATATCGCTAGATTACAAGATGTAGATGAGCTCAACGAGGCACAAACTGATGAACTGCAGCGCCTCAACACAGTGAAAGAATACCTTCTGCGTCGCAAGGGTGAGTTGAAACAATGACTGATTGGTTAGTAACAGCAACAGAGACACAGGCCAAGCTAGAAGACGCTTGTACCAAGCTGGCAGCTGCTGAGGCAGAGCTGGCACGACATCGCTACAATCTGGGCATCATTGCGCATGATGGTTATGAGCTCAGCCACGACAAGATACGCCAACAGCGCGACTATTTCATCAAGCTGGCACGCCAATCTCTGTATCCAGACAGCAAGGATACTTAGTGGATGGTGTTATGGTTGACATTGCTCTAGCCTGTGCTATGTTAGCTGTGATCAAGGAAAGGCTCCCAGCATGAGCGCAGAACGCAAACCAGTTATCCCCGAAGATACTTGCCCCTATATCGACATGACCATTGAACTCTTGGACAAGATCGCCAACCAAGATGACCTACAATGGCGAGTGAACCAAGCAGCGCTGGCCAAATCTCTGCTGGAGCATGTGCGAGACAGCAACCATGCTCTGCGCACAGCCAGCAAGCATTGGTATGATCGTGCCAAGAAGGTCAAGCGATGATTGATGCCGTTGAACAGCATAGGTTGAAGTGCGAAGGCAAACTGCACCTCTGCCTCGACCCAGACACGCTGCAGCCCGGTTTGCTTGACCTTATCACAAAGATCTGGGAACCAACCTCCGATGAGTTCAATCACATACAGACCCAGGCCTATGAAGCTTGGGTTGATTGGGGAAGGGAAATGCTGAGGAGGCAACATGCCTGAATCTGAGCAGATCTGGGTCTTAGACTGGGGCCGCCTCGATGATTGGGAAGCCATGGAACGAGTGGAATGGCTGCGAGAGAATCTGGTGGCGTGATGACCGTTGAGGAAGTCATTGAACAGTGTACAGCGCATGAACTGGTTGACCTCATGGTTGACCTAGGTTGGACCAAGAGCAAGGGCGAAGGTCGCAGGCTGATAGCCCAAGGTGGCATACGCATCAACGATGAGAAAGTAACTGATCCCAACACATACGTGTTCGTCACACCAGACCGCAAGCAATTCTATCTGCTGGGCATAGACGGGAGCAAGGTGCATGCCTAAGCTTATTGATCCCAAGAGTGGTGAGCGCAAGTTCTACAAAGGTCCTGGCAGGAACAAGGATAGGAATCTAGGTTTATATGAAGACCCGCGGGATCGCGCTATCGAGAAGGCTCTATGGCGCAAGGTAGATAAACAACGCCAACATGAATCAAAACTGAATACAGCACGCAAGAAGATACAAGAGCAATGGAAACTGCGTGATGAGCATATGCGTGCTGAACAAGAACTTATCAAGCAAACACAAGAGCTAGAGATGCTCGCGCAGCAAGAACAGATAAAACAAGAAAATGAAGCTATAGTAAAACGAGCTGCATATCGTCAGCTGCTGACGAATCCGTGGTTCATTGAATTAAGCTTTGTTTTCAAATCGCAGAACCAAGGCATACCCTTGGAAGATTTGATATTAGCAATCGCACAACAATGGCCAACACCTAATGATCTCAAAGCCACCAAAGCTGCCACAATAGGCAGATGGTTGGAAAAACGCGGTCATAAAGGAGGCCTGTCTGGACACATGATCACCATAGCCAAGAAGATGATTGCGGGAGATAATAATGGCACAGCCACTGCGTGATGATCTCATGGTCCAACAGCAGATCAACGGCCCATGGCAACATATGATAGGTGTTGTGATGCTCAATCAAACGGGCCGCAAACCTGTGAAGACCGTGCTGCCAGAGTTCCTTGAGCGTTGGCCTACACCCGAAGCATATCTTGCCAGCGATCCAGATGAGGTAAAGGCAGTGATACGTCCTCTGGGATTCTACAATCGCAGAGAAAACACCTTCCGCCGCATGAGCCAGGATTTCCTTGCCTGGGATGGTGTGGATGCCACTGAACTCTATGGCATTGGTCAGTATGGCTCAGAAAGTTACAGGATATTCTTCCTAGGTGAACGCTTTGAACCACAGGATAAAGAGCTGCGTCGCTATCTTGGTTACCCACAGCTGGCATAAATTATAGCATGAAGATAGATGAACTCAGCCAAGGTGCCAGCAAGGCCCTGATATGGAGCAGGTTGGACGACACCTACCTGTTCATATTTCGCAGTGATCTCAGCAAGCATCCTCTGCAGTGGGACCTACCCGGTGGGCATGTTGATCCGGGCGAGAACCACAGGCAAGCACTGTATCGCGAGATTGTTGAAGAGATTGGTGCTGATCTCCAGGAAGAACCCAGCATACTGCTCAGCGAAACCGTCACAGAAGAACCTCGCTTTGTCATGCGCAATTATGCTATCTGCGTTCCCAAGGAGTTTGAGCCAGTGCTGAACTGGGAACATGTTGAATGGCAATGGAAACCTTTGGACCAGATGCCTCAGCCAACCACGTTCAGCGTGGACATGCTGATGAGCAATGATCATGCAGCAGAGCGCCTCAAGGGCTTCATAAACAAGCATCGTAAAGCAGGTTGACAGCAGCTTAGATTGTGTTAACGTAAGCTCATGTTTGATGTAGATGAGCTAGCAGCACGTCTGGGCACCCGCAAGACCGTGATCGGTGTCAGCGGCGGTGTAGACAGCATGGTATTGCTGTATATAATCAGCCAGAATCTCAATAAATTTCGTTGTAATCTCAGTGTTGTAACAGTCAACCACAACATAAATGCTAACAGTGACGCTTGGGCTGAATTTGCTGCCAAGCAATGCATGCAGATGGGCATCCCTGGTTACACCTTCACTGTCAATGTGAATCCCAACGGTAACCTAGAGAATGCTGCCAGGGAAGCACGCTACAGCGCATTTGCCAGCATGGACCCAGAAGCCATCGTGCTGGCACATCATGCAGACGATCAAGCAGAGACCGTGCTGATGAAGCTGTTCCGCGGCAGCGGTATCAGAGGCCTAAAGGGCATGGAGAAATATGCACCCTGCTGGCACGATCCCAAGGTGTTGCTGTGCCGCCCCATGCTAGAGCTCAGCAAGCGTGAGATCGTCACCTATGCCAAGATCTGCGAGATCCCATATGTGGAAGATCCCAGCAACAGAGATATCAAGTATGATCGCAACTGGATCCGCAATGATCTCATGCCGGACATCAAGCGCAGGAACCCCCTAGCTCTAGAAAACATCGTCAGAAGTGCTGGCATTGTCAACGAGAGCTTGGAGCTATTACGTGATCTAGCAAGGATAGATCTAGCTAACGTTGCGCGAGATGATGGCAGCTTGGATTGGCCCAAGATGTGTTGTCTGAGCCACACCAGGTTAAAAAACCTGCTGATGCATGTGTTAGAAGAAAACAACATCAACTCCTACAGCACTGATCACATTGAAGATTTTGCTCGAGGACTGCTGAATGCAAACAGCGACAGCCGCAATGAGATGCGAATCGGCAATTTCAGGCTGCAAAAGCATGGGCATCGAGTTATACTAGTGTAGCTGTGCTAAAGTACACCTAACCAAGCCTATATTGATAAATTACTATAGCGACTCGGAAGGAGTGCTCAAAACATGCGTGCAGACGTCTGCACCACAACGAGGAGAATAGATGGCTTTTCGGCCTATTTTGGCGCCGCTTGCGGTGCTGATGTGGGCAGCTACGGCGATCATCCACGGGGCCCATGCTACAGAGCACCCAAGACCAACCGCCGCGTTGCACCACCATCATCACAATAAATCTTGCCATACCAAGGCACATCGCTCCTGCAAGGACAAGAGGCATGTCAAGCATGCAATAGGTCACCACGGCCATTGGATTATCACTGACGAAGAAGATCTACCCGATGGACCGATGAGCAAGGTAGCAGATGCAGCTGAACAGTACCAAGGTTTAGACGAACGGCGTGATACCAAAGCGTTGAGCCAGCTGTTTGGCGATCAGCTGGACATGAACATCAATCCTCGCAGGACAGCTTGGTGCGCTGCGTTTGCCAATGCCATCTTGGTCAAGATGGGATATGACTACAGCGGTAGCCTGGAATCGACCAGCTTTGCACGCTATGGTAAGCCTGTCAAGACTGCTGCCAGAGGTGACATAGTGGTGCTGCACGGCGGAAGGCGCAGTCCCACGCATGTTGGCTTCCTAGTAGGCACAGCCAAGGTCAACGGGCGCTTGTTCTACTATGTGCTGGGCGGCAATCAGAGCAACAGGGTCCAGGTCAGCATGTTTCCTGCCAGCAGCGTGATAGCCATACGCAGAGTTGGTTGACAACTGCGGTTCGCATGCTATCTTTAGCATGGGAGACACGGCATGGATCACGATCACGTCAAGGCACTTGAGCTGGAGATAGCCATACTCAAAACGCGCCTTCAACCACACGATACTGGACACATACACACTGCTATCGCAGTGCTGGAAGCACGCATAGCTGAGATTTTGGGAGAGAATCATGGACGACCAATTTGAGGCCAAGTACCGCACATGGCATACCTACATGTCATATGTGAAGAGTGGGATACGCATACTGGCATTTGGAGGTCTAGTCTTGACCTTGACAGATGCGAGATTGACAGCTGGCCTGCTGTTGATTGCTGAACTGGTTGGCATAGTGGAGGAATGGGTATGAGCACGCAGGTCAAAGTTGGCGCGGACACCATGTTGTTGATCGTGGTGATATTCATACTTGCGGCGATATTTGCACCATTCATGACCATATGGAGCCTCAACACTCTGTTTCCGCAGCTGAACATTCCCATGAATTTTTGGACGTGGTTAGCGATGGAATGGATCAACATCATGATCATTGGTCGCATAGGGCGGATCAGCAAGCGTGCCTGATTTTGCCACATGGCACGGGGGCAAGGCCGTGCGGCTGGGTCCCATGGACAGTAAAAGCATATTTGAGATCATCAAATGGCTGCATGAACAGCATGGCGGTCACTATCATTGGCCAGGCACTCACAACGTGGGATTTGCTGGATACCAAGGTGGCGTGTTCATAGTCAAGCCCATGCAGGTGGACCACGGCATGGTGGTGCTGGACGTGCTACTACCAGACGATGTTGCTGCCATGACCTGCTGGCTAAGTTGGGCATAGATAAGTACGAGATGTCAAACAAGAAGACCCTAATCACCTGCGGAATCCTCATAACCAACAGGGAACAGCTGTTGATCTGTCATCCTACCAACGGCAGGTACTGGGACATTCCCAAAGGTCGCAAGGAAAACGGCGAACTGTTGGGAGACGCAGCAGTGCGCGAACTGCGAGAAGAGACTGGCATAGTGCTCAGCAGCAGCGCCATACGCTACATTGGCATCTGGGAATACAAGTCTTCCAAGGATCTAGCGCTGTTCGTGTATACTACCGACGATCTGCCCGATCCTCGAGCCTGTGTATGTGAGAGCACGTTTGATCACCATGGGCAGCAGATTCCTGAGATGGACGATTGGGCATTGGTTGACTGGGACGAAGCCATAGCAAGGATGAATCCAGATCTGGCTAGGATCTTGACAGATTCGAGGAAACACGTCTGGTGAGAGTGATCATCCACAGAGACAAGTATCGCCCACAGATAGCCTGGAAAGACATCAACACCAAGTTCTATCGCGATCATAGGATATGGTTGTATAACCTCTTTGAGATAGAGTCATGGTTGAACGATCACGGGCTGCATCTCAACATGGAGAACGTGCGGCACAAGGATGCAGACGGGTACTGGATAGTTACCACGTTCTGGGCAGATCTCACGCACGAACAGCAGATAGAATTCAAGCTCACATTAGGTTAATCAGTCAAAAGAAAACCCAGGATTGCTCCTGGGTTCTCAGTCTCTGCCGGTAGAGCGGATCAGAACTTAACGGTAGCACCAACCTGCACGCCGTTGTCGCTAGCAGTGGTGAAGCCGCTGCCGTAATCGCGATACACAGCTGCGTTCAGTGCAACGTTCTTGGTGACGTTGAAGGTCACGCCAGTGCCGATGCGATGAGTTTCAAAGTTGTTTGAAGTGTCAAACGCATTGCGATAGCGATACTGAACTGCATTCCAAGTGATGGTGTCGTTGATGGCATAGTCAGCATTGCCATAGAGTGCATAGTAAGCAAAGTTACCAGCGCTCTGGAAGCGCTCACCGAGACCAACCTTACCGCTCACAGTCACGCCGTACATGCTAGGCAGCTTGTAGCCAGCCTGTGCTTCGATGGTCTGCTTGAGGGTGTTGTCGCTGTACTGGGTCGTACCAGCTGCGCCACCGATGGTGAACTGGCCCATCGTGTGGGTGTAGGTCACGCCATAGGTGTCGTGCTGCTTGCTGCTGTATCCAGCAGGATCAAATTCCTGGCCATAGCTGGCAGAAATGCTGTCTGAGCTAGCTGCAGCGGTATCTGCAACTGCAGCGGCAGGAGCAGCTGGTGTTGCCTTCTTGTTTGGTAGATCGGTAGCCAATGCGACCGAAGCAGTTGCCAACAAGGCAACCATTGCTGTTGTGATGATCTTCATAGTATTTCCTTCATGTTGTAGCCTGCCCTTTTGGATCCTCGGACTGGCTTGGTTAACCATTTTGCCATGACTGGCTAGCTATATTTAATAGTTAACGACCAAAAGAGCAAGATTGTGCGGTGCAAATAGATACAAATAGTGTAGCAGATTGTTACAAAATCTCTGGTTGACAGCAGATATATGTGTGCTAATGTGTGATCAAGGAGCAGATCATGACCAAAGTTATCGTTTTTGACATCGATGGCACTGTTGCAAATATCACACACCGCAGGCATTGGGTAGCTACTAAACCCAAGAACTGGGGTGCGTTTAATGCCGGCATGGCGCAGGACACCGTCTACGAGGACATCAAGTTCGTCTACGATACGTTTGCAGCTGCTGGCAATACCATCATCTTCTGCAGTGGACGCGGTGAGGAAAACCGCGCTGTCACCGAGAGTTGGTTGCGAGCCAATGGGGTCGCGTGGTCTGCTTTATATATGAGGAGCGCACGCGACTACAGGCAGGACAGCGTCGTCAAGGTTGAGCTCTTGGAGGTCATCAGGGCACACTTTGGTGAACCTTACTTGTGGTTTGACGATCGCAAGCAGGTAGTTGATGCCATCCGTGCACAGGGTGTGCGAGTGTTACAGGTAGCACCGGGAGACTTTTGATGGGGTACCACTTATGGCAAGCGATAGGAAAGACTGTGTTAATTACTGCAGCCAGCGCCGTGTTTCAGTTCAGCTTCATGGACGCAGTGTTCGTGCTGATGAGCACGGACGTGATACACCTGCTCGTCAGCCGGTATCTGGAAACGTGAACACGGTTTTCCAAACCATACCATTTGCCTATGATCAACATGGTTGGGGGATATGGATCCCCCAACAGCCAAAACTCAGCAAGTTCATCTAAACGGAGAGACAGGTGACACACTTTCTAAAGAACGGTAATACCTGGCGCATCGCTGCCAACGCAGCCATGGACCTACACAGCGAGCTACCTGCTGGCAACTACATCATCAAGGCTGACCAGTTTGGTAACCTCTTCCTTGAAGAGATTGATGGGTTTACAGCACCAAAGAAGATCTATGGTGACACGCTAAAGACAGCTGATCGCATCCTCTATACGTTCATGGATCGACCAGCTGCCACAGGCGTGCTGCTCACAGGTGAGAAGGGTAGCGGCAAGACGCTGTTGAGCAAGATGCTGAGCATCAAGGGCGCCGAGCAGGGCATCCCAACCATCGTGATCAACCAGCCGTGGAAGGGTGATGCTTTCAACAAGCTGATCCAGGACATCCAGCAGCCCTGCATGGTGCTGTTTGACGAGTTTGAAAAGGTCTACGACCGCGATTCTCAGGAACAGATGCTGACCCTTTTGGACGGTGTGTTTCCTAGCAAGACGCTGTTCGTGCTTACCTGTAACGACAAGTGGCGCATTGATCAGCACATGCGCAACCGCCCAGGCCGCATCTACTACAGCTTGGACTACGCAGGTCTGACCATTGACTTCATCGAGGAATACTGCGACGACAACCTCAAGAGCCCGCAGCACAAGGACAGCGTGTGCAAGATCGCCAGCCTGTTCAGCGCATTCAACTTTGACATGCTGAAAGCGCTGATCGAAGAGATGAACCGCTATGGCGAGACCGCGCAAGAGGCCATGCGCCTGCTCAACACCAAGCCTGAGTTTGCCAACAACGATGAGTACATGGTGCAGCTGATCGTGGACAATGCTCCAGTTGAAGCCAAGGACGTGGAGAACAACTGCAAGTGGACAGGTAATCCTCTGGGCGGAGAGATTGAAGTGGAAGTGCGCGACTACGATGATGCAGGTGAACAGGATGGTTGGATCACCTACAGCTGGAACGGGCGCGACCTCAGCAAGGTTGATCCTAGAGAAGGCAAGTTCCAGTTCACCAACGAGGACGGCACGCTGGTGCTGACTCGCGTGCAGAAAGCCAAGACCAACTACTTCATGGACTTTTGATAGGCTACTTGTGGAAGAAAATGCTGCGCACCACGTCTACGGTGACTGCTATAGTGATGGAGAGGGCCAGGATGGTTCCGCCAATGGCCCTCTCCCAATCTTCCCAGGTTTCCATGGCATTATTTAATGGTTAGCACGATGCGAGCATGGTTGAGCAAATGGTACGGAGATGATGGTCCATTTTGGACCTGGCCCGTGACTGCGTTCGGCATAGCATTGCTGATCGTGATACCGTTGTTCATCGTGAACAGCGACTGGGGCCTGGCAGTTATGTATGGCATACAGCTTGGTGTGATCGCAGGCTCAGTTGGCTGGCAATGGTGGCAGCGCAGCCTCAAGCGCAAGCTGCGCCGTTGGCTGGCCAGAGAGCTGATGGGATACACCATGCAGCGTGGTCATGTGCATGGTCCAGTGGGCGAACTAGATAATCCGGGCAACCTATGCGGTAGTGGCGGACAGGCATTCCGTCCCATGACCAAGACTTGGCAGGAACTCTTTGACGAATGGCCTGACCGCAGTCTCAGGATCGGAGCTACGGGCAAGAACAACAAAGCCATCACCGAAGCCATGTTCTTTGGATATTTCGCTCCATTGGAAGCCTGGTGTGAACACAATCTCAGCCATGGGTTCTATCTGTGGTCAGATAACATTACTGTGAGTTTGATCATACCCAGTGAACAGGATCGCATCATGTGGATGCTGACGTGGAATGACAGATTGCCCACTCCAGAAGAGCTGGACGCAATCTGATGCCAGGCTCTCAGCGTTGGGTGCTGGGACCTGAGGTCACCCAGAACAACGTGATACCTCTGAGTGGTAGCACCATGATAATTGGTGATATTGGCTACTGGATCGAGAATCAAGCAGAACTGGAAGCTGATCTCCAAGATCTGGGCGGTGAGCGACGGGGCATGGTGCTGTGGTTTCCCAACGCCGAAACTCGCACGCTTTGGCTGTTGCGCTGGAGCTAAACTGCTGTGATCACTGACAAAAATATTGGTTGACACGCCATGGTTCCGTGCTATTATACGATATAAGCAAACAAGGAGTTGGACATGTACACTCTAGCAGCTATGTTCGTGGGTGCGGTAATTGGTGCGATCGTGATGGATCTGCTCTGGGCATTGCGCCTGGGCATCCCACAGGCCATGTGGTGCAATCACACCCAGCGCAACGAGGATTGATATGCCCACGCTTTTCATGCTAATTGGTGTGCCCGGATCAGGCAAGAGCACCTGGATCCGGTCGCGCAACCATGATGCGGTTGTTGCCAGCACTGATGACAAGATCGAAGCTGCGGCAGCTGCGCAGGGCCTGACCTATAACGACGTGTTTGATGCCGAGATCAAGGCTGCTAACGCAGCTATGCGCGAGGACGTCAAGCAGGCCGTCAAGGACCGGCGCGACATCATCTGGGACCAGACCAACCTCACGATAAAGAGCCGCCGAGGCAAGCTGGGACAGGTGCCCAAGAGCTATGAGCGCATCGCTCTGTATTTTCCAACACCTGATGGTGCTGAGCTTGAACGCCGCCTTGGATCTCGCCCTGGCAAGACCATCCCTGCGCATGTCATGGCCAGCATGATCGCCAGCATAGAACCGCCCACGCCTGCCGAGGGGTTTGATGAGATATATCATGCTCCTGCACAACAGGAGACCCCGCATGAGTGAGGTAGTACCGCTAAAGCTGCATTCGCTGAGATCTCATGTCTACGAAAACAGGTATGATCTGTTCAAGAGCATCCTGCGCCAACACATGCAGGAAACAGCAGTGGCTGTGGTCGTCGCAGCCATACATGACCGAGAGTGCTATGACAGGACTACACCTGACATCAAGAAGATCGTAGACATGTACCACAACTTGTGATTTGACAGGCTTCTGCTGTGCTCATATATACGTTATATGTCCAGCAGCCAGACATCTCATGACTTTGACATAGTGCCGCTGACCTGGGAAGAAACCTACCCAGTTTGGCGCGATCGCTGCTGGCCAAACCGTACCAGTCCAATCAAGCCTCACAGCACCATGGTGTTCCTTGGTGGTACTGACAGCACAATACAGCGATATCCCGTGTGCTTCTTTGGGACCAAGCTGCCAGATGGATACGTGGTCTCCGTGATAGGCGGCCATAGGACCACGGATGAGCTGTATCGCCATCGCAGCTTCTGGATAGATCCGCCCTATCGCAGAGGTAGGTTGGCACAGGCACTGCTGCAGCGTTTGGAGGAGCAAGCCAAGTCAGAAGGCTGCAAGGCCATATGGGGATATCCCAGGCCCAGCATCATACCTTCATACACTAGATTTGGACTCAAGCGGGTCAGCAAGTGGCTGCCAGATGGCGAGAACGGCGTGCCAAACTGCTATGCCATAAAATACTTTGATGATCACGTGAGCACGGCTGCTGCTGCGCTGTGTGAAGATCAACCCAGTGATGCCCACTGGTTCTCTGCCAGCATTTAGGAAACATCATGCCAACTCTGGACGACCTCATACACGAGATAGATTGGATGCCCATAGACATACCGCGGTTCCCCTACTCGGCTGATCTATTCAATCCAACCTACGATCATCCGCATTCGTGGAAGTTTGATAGGCTCACTAACAAAACAGCTCAGCGTTATGCGCCAACTGAGCTCAACAAGGATCTGGACGAACGCTTCCCACTGCTGGGCGGCTGGTTGAGGCATCTGCCCTATAGCAGCCTGAGATATGTAAAGATCAACTTCCAGCAGGAACCAGTGCGACCGCACAGGGACTTCAGCAATCCAGAAGCAGACCGAGAACTCTTTGATAATAATCTGCAGAACGAACCCTGTGGTTACAGGGTGCTGATCAAGGGCCAGCGCGACAAGCTGTACATCATCAGGGACGGCCAAAAGATATATCCAAACATGCCCGATGACACTGATGTATATGTGCTGCGCCAGACAGATACGCTGCACGGCGTAGATGACGACCCGGGTAGGGCCGTGCTGTACGCCCACATTGAGATTGACCCGGATCTCAATCGCGCACTGCTGGCCCGCAGCTACAGGAAATATGGGCAATTTGCCCTGTTCCGAGCTTGAAATTGGGCTATTTTACAGCATTTTTATGTGGAATTATCCTGCTAAGTCATTGAAAAAATTAACGGAAAAAACTGGAAAAAAAGTGGTTGACGTCCGCTATAGTGGTGCTATTGTGTTGGAGTAATGAGCAACGAGGTGTTGCTCAGCAGCACACACAGACAGGATTTTGCTATGGAAAAGCTTTTTACAGTCGCTGGTTACAGCACGCTCAAGGGTGAAACAAAGGCTCGTTTCGCTACTTCAATGGACCGTGTTAAGGTCCTCGCTCGCAACGGGCACACAGACATCAAGCTGCAGGAATTGCCAAAAGCAATGACCAAAGACGAGGCACTTGCGTTCCTCGAAGGCAAGGCTGCTCCTGCTACTGCAGAAGTAAAGGACATCAAGGACATCCGCGCTAAGAACCTCGATACCATCGCTAAGACAGCTGCTAAGCTGGAAAAGATGGAAGAGCGTGCAGGCATGCGCGAAGCGGTCTAAGACCGAGATAATGTGGGCAGCAGCCATTTGGCTGCTGCCTTGTCTTCTTATCTACCACAGAGGAGCTCAACATGATCACCAGGATCATCCTATCAGTACTAGCATTTGTTGCGTATGGCATGAGTAGACAGGTGTTCAATCCCGTGAGCACCTTGGTACAGGGAGAAGCAGCTGGTCAGCAGTTTCTCAACAGCGACACAGCAGCGGTGACCACCAGCTTGCTGTTTGGCGCAATGGGCGGGCTCAGCTATCTGTTGTCAGGGCTGTTGCTATTGGCATTGGTGGCTATCTGGTTCGTGCCTATCAAGAGCTTGATCAAGAGCCTGGGTGCAGTGGGCGCAGTCATCTTGGCACTGTCTACAGTAACCACTGATCGAGCATGGGCCTATGCTGACGGCAACGACAAGACGGAAGCCTACACCATCTTGCCAAACCAAAGCGCCTTCTGGGTACCAGACACTGGTGCCAACAAGGACACTCAGGCGCAGTTCGAGAGTGAGACATATTATAACGAGCGCAAGATTGCCAGCAAGCGTTTCGTGGTGCCGCATGCCAAATTGGGCGGATCTGGTGGCTTCATGGGCTGGGACTTCTACGTGCCCACAGGGCGGCTATACATTGTGGATCGCACACCGTACAGCCGAGAATGGGTAGCGCAATCAAACCGTGGTACCAGCAGCAAAGACGAGAGCTTCCCGTGCCAGAGCAAGGAAGGTCTCAACATCCGTGCTGGCGTCAGCATAGGCACCAGCGTGAGCGAGGACAACGCTGCCAAGTTCCTCTACAACTTTGGCGTGATCCCGCCCAAGGGCAATCCCAGCGATCCGCAGGTGATCTTCACATCTGTGTATTACGGTCGCAGCCTCAGTGAGGTCATGGATGACGTGGGCCGCAAGAAGGTGCAGACCTTGGTGTGTAACGAGATTGGCAAGCGCACCTTTGACGAAGCCAACGCAGACATGGTCAAGGAGATGGAAGCCATTGAAAAGGGCACCAAGGAATACTTTGCCAGCGTGGGCATCACCCTGAACTTCATTGGTTGGGCTGACACCTTTGCTTTTGATCCAGAGATCCAAGCTGCGGTCAATCGCAAGTATGAAGCTGACAAGCTGGCGCAGGCCATCCCGATCCTCCAGCAGGTTGCAACCATCAAGGTCCAAGAGGGCATGGGCAAGGGCATGGAGACGCATGGATTACCACTAGTAGTAACTCCCGGCATGATCGAAGCTCTGATGCGCTTGGCTCCGACCATGGCTGTGGCAGCACCCGCTGTAAAATAAACCTCACAAGATGAACAGTGATGCGCGGCAAAGTCCGCGCATCACCTTGAGCAGCGCGTAAATAGCTCATGCGCATTCAAGAACTCCTCGAAGGTGGCTGGGACACCACAGTGACGCAGGGCACGGTCATAAAACCTGCCACGGTCAAGATCACGCTGTCCAAGGTACAGCAGTTCGTGAACGATTTCAATCGTTGGCTTAGTGGTACCAACCAGGGTCCAGTAGAGCTGGGCAGACCAACTGGATCTGGCACCTATCACGAGATTGACAGCAAGGAAGATCCTGGTAAGATCTACGGTGACATTGACCTACAGATGATAGCGCCGGACGTGCCAGGAGCCAGCTATTATCAATACACCATGCACTGGAACCGTCTGGCCGACGAGTTCATCAAGAGCACGCATCCAGATTACATACATCCTGGCGAGAGCAAGCCAGGACATCCCATATTCCAGATTGGGCCTGATCAGTACGTGCAGGTAGACTTCATGTGGCATCCCCCGCACCTGCGTGCCTGGGGCGCTGCACGAGCCACGCCTGAACGGGGCATCAAGGGCCTGTTAGCTGGCAATCTCTACAGCGTGCTAGGCGAACTGTTGGACATGAGCATCCAACATGCAGGTGTGCAGCTCAAGACCATCGACGGTGAGCATGTGCCTTTCAGCAAGCAGAAGGGAACTGTGATAAAGACCATCAGCACAGATCCTCGCAATTTCATCTACGACATCTTCGCAAATGAATATGAACAGATAACTGGTCGCGATGCCAGCACAGCCAAGCTGGATCCTCTGCTCAAGAGCTTCCGCGGCAACGATCCGGATGACGTGAAGATCGCAAAGATGGTCAATGCCATCAAGGGCTTGGCACGCAGCTTTGAGCTCAACGGCATGTATGGCAAGAAAGACCTAGCTGGCTTTGTTGATGCCAACGACTTCTTGGACAAGTTCATGCAGCGGTACGAGGGCAAGGCCCAGGGCGACGTCAACAGCGCCAAGCGTGCCAAGGCAGAGACTCCTGAAGCCAAGGCACGAGCAGAAGCTGACCGCCAGAAGGTTCTAACTGGACTAGAGATGGTAAAAGGACTGTTTGCCCTATGATGGAATATCGCAGCGTTTGGATCAGTGACGTTCATCTGGGTACCAAGATGAGCAACGCAGATGCGCTGTTAGAGTTCTTCAAAACCTTCGAGACCAAGAACCTGTTCCTGGTTGGAGATATCATAGACGGCTGGGCCATGAGCAAGAGCTTCCTGTGGCCACAGGTGCACAATGACGTGATACAGAAGATACTGAGGCAGGCCCGCAAGGGCACTAACGTGACGTATTTGCCAGGCAACCATGACGAGTTTCTGCGCAGCTTTGGCGATCACGACTTTGGCAACATCAAGCTGATCAACACCTGCGTTTACAGAGGTGCTGATGGTCGCCGCTACAAGGTCATGCATGGTGATCAGTTTGACGTGGTGATCAAACATGCCAAATGGCTGGCACATCTTGGCAGCTGGGCCTACGACATGTTGATAGGTCTGAACGTGGTGGTCAGCGGCGCTAGGAGACTGCTGAACCTTCGCCCTTGGAGCCTGTCAGCTTGGGCCAAGTACAAGGTCAAACAGGCAGTGAACTTCATAGGCGACTACGAGGAAAATCTCAGCAGATATGCTCGCACGCACGGTTGCGACGGCATCATCTGCGGACACATACATCATGCCAACATCAGAGATGTGGATGGCATAACCTACATGAACTGTGGCGACTGGGTAGAGAGCTGCACAGCATTGGTTGAACATGAAGATGGCCGCTGGGAGATCATACGATGGCAACCAAGCTCTGCATCGTAACTGATGCATGGGATCAGGTCAATGGCGTGGTCACCACGCTGACCAACTTGGTCAGGGAAGCTGAATCCGATGGCTGGGAAGTCATGGTCATACACCCTGGACTGTTTCCCAATCGTCCGGCACCGGGTTATCCAGAAGTGCGACTCAGTTGGCCCTGGGGTGTGCGAGGAATGGTGCGCAGTTTCAACCCCGATCATCTGCACATATCAACGGAAGGTCCTCTGGGACTGATGGCACGCATCAGCTTTCGCCGCTGGAGCTACACCACGGCTTATCAAACTCAGTGGCCCAAATACTTCAAGCACTTCTGGAAGATACCAGAGGCTTGGACCTGGAGATTCGTGAGATGGTTCCACCAGCACGGCAAGGTCATGGTGCCTACACCTAGCATACAGCAAGAACTGATCGATCAAGGCATAGGAGCCGAAGTTGTTCTGTTTGGCAGAGGTGTGGATCTAGATAATCTCAGGCCCTACATCACCCACACGACCAATGCCAAACCCAGATTGCTAAGCGTGGGCAGAGTCAGCAAGGAAAAGAATCTGGATGTGTTCTGTCAGCTGGACAGGGACCAGTATGATCTGGTGATGGTAGGCGACGGGCCTTACCTGCAGACGCTGATGCGACAGTATCCCTGGGTACAGTATCTGGGCATGCTGCGGGGTGCCGACCTAGCCAACGAGTATATCAAAGCAGACTGCATGGTATTCACCAGCAGGTCAGACACGTTTGGCCTGGTGATGATCGAGAGCCAAGTGCTGGGCACACCTGTAGCAGCATATCCTGTGCAGGGACCTGTAGACGTGTTGCTACCCCAGACTGGTGTGATGCATGATGACATCAACACAGCAATTGAAGCTGCACTGTGCTTGGATCGCGATGCCTGCGCCGACGCTGCAAAGGCTCGTTACAATTGGCCAGCAGCGTGGCGACAGTTCCGCGGTAATCTAGTTGACCATGAGGACGAGCAGAGCCTGTTAGACGGCATCCTGTGATCGTTCGGGAAACCAATCGTGCCGTTCACCGTCGCGATCGAGGTCGCAGGTTATGCAATGCAATCCGCCATCCCAGAAGTAGCGATGCCTAAAGTTGACGATGTGAGGCGTGATACCATAGCGATCCAGCGCATCAAACACTTCCTTATTGTAGTTGTTGCACAGCACGTTCTTGCGATCTATTACCAGCATGTTCACGTCAAACACGGTCTCCTCAACGTATCCTACCCAGTGTCCCAGCCAGTGCTCCACATAATCGGTGAAATCGTCGTTTAATTCCTCGCCTGGCACCCACCACTTGCCCTTGTTCTTGCGCTTGAGGTCCATGAATGGACGCACGCTGTGCCAGCTTTGATCTGGCAGATATATGACTTCCCAACCAGGGAATGTGCGCTCGTATGTCTGGCAGTCGCAGAGGCTGATTATCAGCCCGGGACATACCGGACAAAACCATCCATCCAGATGTCCATCTGTTTCCACTATATGGCAGCGATAATCGGGAAATAGGTTGGTGATGCGGCGAGTATAGTTGCGTATGAACTTGTCCTGCTGGGTCAGCGTTAGCGTTTCCCATTCCCACGGAGCTTTCTTTGGCCAGTTTGGTTCGCGGTCAAGCTCCCAGGTCTCCCAGAAGGTATGCTGGAAGTTCTGTCTGTTGGTAGTGCCAAAGTAGAGATCCTTGCCCACGCGAGTCAGCATGGCATCATTGATCCTATTGTCCCAGACTACGGTGTTGCCCTTGTCTTGCACATAGTCAACTATGGCCATGTAATCGCAAGGAGCACCCACGAACTTCTTGGTCTGCTGCTGGCGGCCAGCGAAGAAGCGATCTCCAACCATGGCCATGTGGTCTCGTGGCACCATGGGAGGTATAGCATAACGGCCGCTGGGCAAGAGGCGCTCTTCCATGCTGTTGGGCAGCACAGGCCGCACCACGTCAACGTTGAATTCTCGCAGCTTGGCTATGAGCTTCTGATAGTCTTCCTCGGTCTCTGTGGCTATGCGCTCCATGACGTTGCGCACCTTGCTGTTGGTGATGTAGCTGTACCATTCTGGCGGATAGCTGATGCCAACTGCACAGGCCCGCAGAGTGTCCCAGTGTTGATGTGAGCTCAGCATGACCATCTCCAATTTACCACCGTGTCCAGATCCTCTGATGTCCAATTTTTGTAGTAGCCGCGTGCACGCAGCATCTGGCTGGCCTTGTGCAGCTTGGCAGCTGGAGTCAGCAGTACCAGTGCATGCTGACCTTGGTTCATCTCCAACCCTGCTATGTTTTCTACAGCAGCAGGATGATCTTCCAATGAGATGAACCCTTGCGGTTTGCAAACCTCGTGGTTGGCAGCTTCTACCGTGTCAGCAAAAGACTGCGGATTCCAGCTGGTGTCATAGATAAGCACAGCTATCTCTTGACCTTCCTGCCAAGCAGCTATGGCTGCGCTGATGTCTTGTTGCACATCGCGGCTTCCCAACATCCAAGCTACCTTGTCATTCTGCAGAGCTGTAGCAGCAAAAGGACACCTGCCCATGCCATTCAACTGGGGCTGTGGTTCGCTCAGCACCGTGCTGATCCAACTGCTGATGTCTTTCTTGGCTTGTTCGAGGTCTATCATTATGCTGTTCTCATGCAGGTTACTTACACTCATTACTATGGTGCCCAGGAACGCCATGACCTATGCTGTTACCGAGCTGATCTGTCATGCGAGCCGCATGAGCATGCGCAGGCACTGGCACAGGGCTGGCTGCTGCATGACGGTAGATGGTATCAGAGCCGCAGCACGAGACTTGCGTGTGATCATCATGATTGGCCAGCAAGCACACAGGGATATTCCTTTGACATCGAGACAGATTATAGCACAGAGCTTAAGGCCATCTGGCGCGATTACCTAGAACGCAAGGGGTTTGATCCGCTCTATGATCCTGGCGCAGCTGACCTAGATGCCATATGGTTGGTAGCCAAAGACCACACTGGATCTCCAGTTGGGTTCACCAAAATGCATGCTTACACAGGCGGATTGGAATCCCAATACAACGCCTACAAAGACCAGCCCGTGAACCTAGGCAGGATCATGATAGATCATGAGATCGCGCTGGCCAAGACCGTGGGATTGAGCCATCTCTACATAGGCAGCGGCTACGAGCAGAGCAGTTCTTACAAGGCGCATCTGCCTGGTTTTGAGTGGTGGACGGGCAGCGAATGGAGCACAGACCGCAAAACCTACCTAAATCTGTGCCAAAGAGACAGCAATATCAGTAACTTAGCAGAGCTTGCTCAGGCATATAATAACGGTTGACAAGCTGGACAGATGTGCTATTGTACGGTTTAACAGCCAGCAAGGAGCCAGCATATGCGCCACAACGCACCCCGCATCTCCACTCTGTATGTCAAAGCCTTCGTCCGCAAAACGCCCACTCTCAATCAACCAGTTGCTGTGCGCGTGCTTGCTGCTTTCCATCAACCCATCACCGCAGCTAACGCAGCCTACATGCGCGAGATCAGCACCAATGCTCCGCTGTCCCAGCTGCACAAAGTCATCAATCAGCTGCAAAATCAAAGCAACGCCTTGCACGTTGTAGCACAAGTCCACCCTGCTGTGCTCAAGATTCTCGCGCAGTAGCAAGTCCAAAAATCGGTTGACAGCCTGCGCATCCATGCTAGTATAAGCCATAACAGGAGCAGAACATGCAGTACGAATTTCCTGAGATACGGCACTTGGACGACGTTCGCGCAGCCATTGAGGGCCGCGACGAGTTCATCATCGCTGAGCGCGATTGGGGCTATGTGGTCAACTATATGGTCAGCATGAACGACACGTTCCCTGAAGTCACTGACGATCAATGGTGGTGCCCGGGCTGCAAGCTGCCGCAGTCTCAGGCTGCGGGTTGTGGATCTCAGCGTTGCCCTCCAATGGTCAACTTGGCTGCTGTGCGCCGTGAGTGCCGCGGCTTGCTGTTCAATCCAGATGGCACCATCATGGCACGGCGCCTGCACAAGTTCTTCAACGTGAACGAGCGCGACGAGACGCAGCATCACTTGGTGGATCTTGATCAGCCTCACGTGATCCTTGAAAAGCTAGACGGCAGCATGATCACGCCTGTGGTGACCGAGGCTGGCCTACGCTGGGGCACCAAGATGGGCATCACCGAAGTCAGCATGCAGGCCGAAGAGTTCATCGCCACGCGCCCTGACATCGCACGTTGGGCCGAGCGCAAGCTGGCACAGGGTTGGACGCCAATCTTTGAATGGTGCAGCCGCAAGCAGCGCATCGTGGTTGACTACGTGATCGATCGCTTGGTGCTGATCGCTGTGCGCCGCACAGTAGAAGGTACCTACATGAGCTACGCAGACATGCGTGCAGAAGCCGAAGGCAATGCCCTGGACGTGGTTCGTGCATATCCTGGTACTGCTGAAAGCATGGAGCACTTGATTGCCGAGACTCGCGCTGCTGAAGGCATCGAGGGTTGGATCATCCGCTTTGACGATGGTCACATGGTCAAGGTCAAGGGTGACTGGTACGTGCGCATCCACAAGGCCAAGGACATGCTGACCCATGAGAAGAACGTGGTTGACATGCTGGTCACGGAAAAGCTGGACGACGTCAAGGCGTTCATGCTGGAGGACGACCGCCGGCGCGTGGAAGAGTTCGAGACTCTGTTCTGGGCGGGCGTGGCCAGCTCTGTGGACAAGTATGACAAGTACTGGCTCATGGTGCAGAACGCTGGCTTGGATCGCAAGGGCTATGCGCTGAACTGGATGCCTACCATCAAGGACCAGGATCCGTTCGCTCCTCAGCTGGTGTTTGGCAAGTTTGACGGCAAGGACACTCGCACCATGCTGTTGGACATGATCAAGCGCCACACGGGTAGCCAGACCAAGATCGACAGCGTGCGCAACCTTTGGGAAGGCGCACGGTGGAGCTACCACTTTGATGGAGATGCGTGATGCTGGCAGAAGAACGTGACTTGATCGTGCAACAGATCGCTGGGATGCTGGATCATCCCAGCGTGTACATGGGAGGCCCCAGCCACCATAGCCTGCGCACAGCCAAGGGTATCGTGAACATGTTAGAGCGCAGCCAGCGACTGGTTCCCACGACCTGTGATCACAGTGACTATGGCAGCTACAAGGAACATGGCGTGTGTTGTCCCAGATGCGGGCTGAAGATCAGGGAAGCAGAGTGATGGAAGATCAGGATGGCCGTGTGCTGATCGTGATGTGGGACCGAGAAGGCTTGGACAGCGTGGTTGATGCTACCCAGCTGGACCAGGACAACATCTGGAACATACTCAGCGACAACGGCCAGACGGTGGACAAGGTTGACAGTGTTTTGATGCGCTTGAGGTTTCGAGCGCGGTTCAACAGCCACAGGTGCTGTGAGATCTATGCCATCAACGTGGATGAGGCCATCACTGGCGATGACATCGGTGATTGGTTCGAGGTCAATCCGCAGGGTGCAGCTGATCTCATACGCTCACGCGGCACACGCTTGCTGAGCCAGCGTACCCAAGAAGCCAGAGTGGTGATTAGCTGAAAGGAGATGTGAGATGGAAGTCAAGTGGTACATGATAATGGTAGAAGTGGTCATGACGGCCATCATGGTAGGTGCAGGTGTAGCTGAATACAGCAAGAGCAACTGCCAGCTTGAGCTTGGCAAGGCTGGACGCAGTGCCGAAGACATTGCCAAGATCTGTAGATGACACAACCCAGACGAGAACAGTCATTTGAAGAGCTGCTCAGGGGTGAGACCACTCTGGAGAAACTGGAATCCGTGGCCAAGACTCGTGCATGGCTGCGCACGCTGCACACTCGGCAG